AGGTGAATACACCTACGAGGATTTTTCGGACATCATAGATGAAGCTATTAAAAGGCAGAAATATAGGTGGAGGCTGAATGCTGTTAGGTGGTTCGATTTCGAAGACGTATCGCAGATAATAAAATTACACATATCCAAAAAATGGCATATGTGGGATCAAGAGCGTCCACTTGAACCGTGGATAGGGCGCATCATCTCCAATCAGATACGGAACCTTGTTAGGAACCACTATGGGAACTATATCAAACCCTGTGCTAATTGTGAATTTGCCTTGGGGGAGGGTTGCTCTCTAACGCCAACTAAAAAACAAGACACTACCTGCACTCTTTACGCTAAGTGGGCAAAATCCAAGAAATCAGGTCTAGAGCTTAAAACGCCCTTGTCCACAGAAGACTTCCCAAAAGAAGTGCAGGGCAGACCTTATGAAGACTTTGATTTTAATGACTCTCTTAAAAAACTTAATTTCTATATGGAGATCAAATTGAGCGACAATCACTACACCGCTTATTGTATGTTATATTTCGAAGACAAGACAGAAGAGGATGTCGCTCGTTTTATGGGTTACAAGACATCACCCCAGAAAAACAAGCTAGGATACCGTCAAGTTAAGAATCTAAAGAAAAAGTTTCTAGAGATAGCTTTGGAAATCCTAAAAGAGCAAGATATTATAAGAAATGGACCTAACTAAAGAACAGGAGGAGTTTTTGCGGGAAAACTCTGCTCGGGTTCCCGATCTGATTGATTTAACGCAACAGTGTTTTAGCAGGAACGATTTAGATGGTAGGTCGCGTGAGGGTAGAGCAGTCAGGAAGTTTTTGGCAGACAATGCCATAGAATACAAGACGACAAACCGAGTAGCAGCGGACCCCATAGAGTTCACCCCAGAGCAAAAAGAGTTTATACTTGATCAAGCCGAGACAGGTCTTTCTTCATTGCGTATCGCACAGATTGTTTTCCCTGATCGTCAAGTGAATCCGTTAAGCTTAGAGCAAAGAGCGGTGCTTATCGCAATACGAGAGGTCAACCCTGATATTTTGCCGTCCCAAGACAGTGGGGCATTGAATTCATACCTTTCCCCGAAGTCTCCCTCGCGGATCATCAAAAAAATCAATGATGCTACGGGTTTAGGGTTGGAGGAATTAAAGATTAACAGACAAAAACAAATTTGCGTGGCAAGGTTAGGGATCAACCTCTCAAATTCAAGATTTATTAAAATTATTAATAATTATCTCAATGAAGGGGACAGGGTGTTGTTTGAGCATGAATTTATACGCTTAACGTGGGACAAACCCGATCTCAGCGCAGATGAACTTAATTTATATTTAAATGTCTGCAAGGAGGTAATTAATTTGGAGGTAGTGAGTGCTCACCTTAACAAATTGAATGATATGTTTGATGTGGCAGACGAACAGGCAGAAATGTCTATCCGTCTTGCCGAAATCATCAAAGCGAAAAGCACAGAGTATCATCAATGCGAGACTCGCATAGAAAACCTTACTAAGAAGCTCCAAGGTGATCGAGGGGAGAGAATGAAGAAGTCGCATAAAGAAAATGCTTCATTTCTTTCTATTGTGCAGCTTTTCCAAGAGGAAGAGGAAAGAGAGACAATAATCAGGATAGCGGAGATGCAAAAGCAAGTAGTAGCGAAAGAAGCCGAAAGATTAGAGGGAATGGTAGAGTGGAAAGCAAGAGTTTTAGGAATTAGTCAAGAAGATGTCTTATAGTTGTAAAGAGTGTGGGGATTCATTTGATTCATTAAGGAGTCTCCACGCACACATAAAAAAACATGGTAAATACCTCGGGGATTACTATGTAGAGTATTATGCCAGAAAAGATAAGCTTACAGGAGATCTTATCCCATTTAAAAAATACGATCAGTATTTCGCTACTGACTTCATCAATAAACGGAATATGAAAAAATGGTGCGCTACTGCACCCCGTGATGAGGTAAAGGAATTTATAACAAAGAACTTAAAAGAAAAAATAGAAGCCAAGGGGCTGTCGGGTGGTCCCCCCTCGCTCTACCTGCAAACATTGAAGCTGCCCGATTTAGAGGTGTGTAAAGACGTTTTCGGTAGCTACCGAGAAGCTTGTGAGAAATTTGGTGTGTTGCCCATGCTTGGAGAGCAACTACCAAATGAATTTGCAGAAGATTATTCAGACACCCCCATTCTTGTAGATACGAGAGAACAAAAGCCGCTCCATTTTAATAATTCTGAGTTCCTTAAGCTGGATGTGGGAGATTACGCTGTTGGAGGAGATTTATATGACTATACATTCGTGGATAGGAAATCTTGCCAGGACTTTTGCGCTACTGTAACAAATGGTTATAATAGATTTGTAAAAGAACTAGAGAGGTGCAGATCGTTGGGGTGCTTCTTATTCATAGTAGTAGAAACAGCATTTGACGACATGTGGGGAGAAACCCATAGAGGCTATAAAAAATTCAACTTAGATTATGTGTTTCATAGAATGCGTGAAATACAGGCTGAGTATACGGACTGTTCACAATTTGTATTTAGCGGTTCCAGAGAGAAGAGTGAAGAGATTGTTCCCAAAATTCTTGTTTTAGGTAAACAGCTATGGGAAGTGGACGTTCAGTATTTTTGGGACAAACAACTTAAAAAAGATGGCTTGGGAAGAAGGAAAACAAAAACTCAATCAAGAGTTCAAGGGTATAAACCAGTTAATTCTAAGCAAAGAAGGATATTTAGAAGAAACTGAAGCAAAAATCTTGCTTTATAAGTTTCTGAGAGAGAATCCCTCCTTTGCGTGTGAATTGTTTACTGGCGTTAAGCTATTCCCTTTTCAGCACATGGCTATCAAGGCCATGATGGACTCTGATTACTTTTTGGGGATATGGAGTCGGGGGATGTCTAAAAGCTTCTCTACGGGCATCTTCGCGCTGTTAGACGCTATTTTAAATCAGGGGGTCCAGATAGGTATCTTGTCTAAGTCTTTCAGACAGTCTAAGATGATCTTCAAAAAGATAGAAGACATCTCCAGAAGCCCCAAGGCTACCTTTTTCGCTCAATGCATAACTAGGGTTTCTAGAATGAATGATGAGTGGGTCATGGAAATTGGTCGAAGTAGTATTCGTGCGCTCCCTCTTGGAGACGGCGAAAAGCTTAGGGGTTTCCGTTTCCAACGTATCATTGTTGACGAGTTACTTCTGATGCCCCAAAAGATTTATAACGAGGTCATTATCCCCTTCTTGTCTGTGGTGGATAACCCAACTGAGCGTCAAGAGGTTTATGATTTAGAAACCCAAATGATCGAAAAGGGTAAAATGAAAGAAGAGGAAAGAAGAAAGTGGCCAGCCAATAAAATTATTGGTTTATCATCTGCCTCATACAAATTCGAATACCTTTACAAGATCTATCAACAATACGAAGCATTAATTCTCAACGAGAACAAGCAGGATGGGGCGCATAGAACTATTATGCACTTTAGTTACGATTGTGCGCCAGAACAGCTCTATGATCAAAATCTAATTAGTCAGTCTAAGGCGACAATGAGTGAATCCCAGTTTGAGAGGGAATTCGGGGCTATATTCACAGATGATAGTTCAGGATACTTCAAAGTCAGCAAAATGGCCCTTTGCACTATCCAAGACGGGGATGGTCAGTGCGTAGAGGTGGTGGGCAATCCGAAAGATGAATATATTTTAGCTTTTGACCCCTCATGGTCTGAAAGCGAAAGTTCTGATGATTTTGCAATGTTGCTTATAAAGCTTAATAGAGATACAAGGAAGGGAACTGTGGTTCATAGTTATGCCTTGTCGGGATCTAATTTAAAAACCCACATGAAATATCTAGCTTATCTCTTAACCCACTTCAACGTGGTGGGGATTGTGGGTGACTATAACGGTGGGGTTCAATTTATAAATTCTTGTAATGAGAGCGATATTTTTAAAAAAATAAACATTAAATTAGGCGTTATTGATGCGGATTTAGATAAGGCCCTAGATTATGAGAAAAATCTTGGTAAGGTAAAACATCAATATAACCTTAGCGAAAAAAACATTGTCTTTTTAAGAAAACCAACTTCCGCATGGATTAGAATCGCAAATGAATCCTTACAAGCTGCCTTCGATCATAAAAGGATATTTTTCGCGGGAGGGGCAATAAATGATGACTACAATAATCAACGCAAGGCTAGAGTCCCAATTAAAGATTTAAAATTCATTCGAAACGATTCTAATGAAAAAGGCGGGGCGGGAGCGCGAATGATTGATTTCGTGGAACACCAAAAAGATATGATGGATTTAATCAAGGTTCAATGTGCCCTTATACAAATTACCACTTCTCCACAAGGAACACAAAGTTTTGATCTTCCCCTGAACCTAAGAAAACAAAAAGGTGCCGACAAGGCTCGCAAGGACTCCTATTCTGCCTTGATTTTAGGAAATTGGGCTATGAATGTTTTTTATGACATGGAGTCGGATGATATAGGTAAAGTGCAAACCACCTTCACTCCAATGTTCATTTCTTGACTTTTAAAAGTTGAAAGTTGACTTTGGGGTGTAATATGGAATACATTCCATGTCTAAAAGAAAATATACTAAACGCTCAGAATATTGGAAACAATTTGATGCTAATGAGCACCCCGCTCTTCCTCCAAATTCCGAAATTACCCCCGAGCTTTTAGGAGACCCCTTTTATACTTCTACAGCTTCTTCTGATTACGTTTCAAAGGCTAGAAGGCAATCCCTTACTGACACAGGTTTTAAGGGTACCCGAACCAACAGGGTAGCCTTTAACAACCCCAAAGACAGGTTTTCTAGTATTCGTATCGGGATGCTTCCATATGAGTATGCCTCGGATGGGGTTACGGCTAGAGATGCTATTGAGTTGTGTCAAAAAGCTTACGCAAATGTAGCGGTTTTTAGAAATGCTATAGACATAATGTCGGAATTCACCAATACCGACATTTATTTGGAGGGCGGGAGCCGAAAAAGCAGAGAGTTTTTCTACGAATGGTTTAAAAGGATTAATATGATCAACCTTAAGGATCAGTATTTCCGTGAATATTACAGGAGTGGAAATATTTTTCTTTATAGGATAGACGGCAAATTTAAAGCTGAAGATTATGCAAAGTTAATAAACCAAGTAGGAGCAATAGGTGCTTCTACGAACAAAATACCGCTTCGTTATATTTTGCTCAACCCTTATGATGTTGTAGCTAAAAGGGTCTCGACCTTCACTTATGGTGGGGCTTATCAAAAGGTTTTATCCCAGTATGAAATAGCTCGCCTTGCCGATCCTCAAACAGAGGAGGATTTGGATATTTTCCAAGGACTGGACCCTGAGACTCAAGCGAAGATAAGGGACGGTTCTTATTCTGGGACGGGTATCCACATAGAATTAGATCCCAAAAGACTATCGTATTCTTTTTATAAGAAACAGGATTATGAGCCTTTTTCCATCCCGTTTGGATTTCCTGTGTTAGAGGATATCAATGCCAAGCTGGAATTGAAGAAAATGGATCAAGCAATTACCCGCACGGTAGAAAATGTTATTTTGCTTATCACCATGGGTGCTGATCCTGAAAAGGGTGGGATTAACCCCAATAATATGGCAGCAATGCAAAACCTTTTTAAGAATGAAAGCGTGGGGAGAGTGTTGGTTTCGGATTATACCACCAAGGCCGAATTTATTCTTCCCGAACTAAACTTGGTGCTGGGGCCAGAAAAATACCAAATACTTAATGAGGATATTAAGCAAGGTCTTCAAAACATTGTAGTGGGAGAAGAGAAGTTCAATTCCACACAAGTAAAGGCCCAAATATTTATTGATCGTTTACAAGAATCTCGTTATGGGTTCTTGAACGATTTTGTTAATCGTGAAATCAAAAGAATCGCAAAAGAGCTTGGATTTAGGTCTTGGCCCGAAGCTAGGATGAAAGACATCGATATGAGGGATGAGGTTCAGCTCATGAGAGCTTCTACCCGCCTGATGGAGTTGGGAATTATTACTCCCGAACAGGGGATGGAAATGTTCAATAACGGAAGGTTCCCAGAGCCAGATGAGCTTAATCGCGCTCAAAAGGATTTCTTAGAGCAACGCGAGAAGGGTTATTATAACCCCATAGTAGGAGGTGTACCTGTTATCGCTCCTGCTGGTGAACCTATTGAGCCTAAAAAGGAAGGGGGAAGACCCGAAGGAACTACGGATATTCCCATTACTGATGGAACTTATTCCCGAGCTGATATCCAAACTATAGTTTATGAGATAGACAGTTTGGTTGATGAGGCCAAAGCTAAAATGCTTAAAAAGCTAGATACCAAGGAGTTGAGTGAAGCCCAGCAAGACATGATCAGTAATTTGTGCGAGTCCATAGTATGCTCCCAGAGTAAAGAATATTGGGGGGAAACCTTGGAATCTTGTGTAAAAGATTTTAATGAAATAGAAGCTCTACAGACTTTGAAGGAAGTTTTAGATATTTCAGCCGAACATTCATTAGAGG